AATCGTATCATTTAACTTTTCTTTTTTATAATGAGCACAGTACATAATTTATTTCCTACACCAGTTTTTGAAAAACACATGGACAGAGAATTTACAAAAGAAGAAATAAGTCTAATTAAAAAAGTAGAATGTTACACAAACATCAGTAATTCTATTAGTAAAGATGTTTATATATTAGATAATAAAAAATTTAAAAATATTAAAAAATTTGTGCAAAAGTGTTGTGATGAATATGTTGAAAAAATATTAACTCCTAAAAATAAAATAAAAATATATATAACACAATCATGGTTGAATTTTACACAACAAAATGAGGCCCATCATTCGCATGAACATCAGAACTCTTTTATATCTGGTGTGTTGTATATACACGTTAATGAAAATCTAGATACAATAGAATTTTTTAAAAGAGACTATGAATTGTTTAGAATAGAAAAAACAACATTTAATAAATTTAATTCTACTAGCTGGGGGTTCCCGGTAAAGAATGGACAATTAATGTTATTTCCTTCATCAACAATGCACGGGGTCAATACTAAAAAACATAATGATGTGAGATGTAGTTTAGCTTTTAACACTTTTATAAAAGGAGATTTTGGAGAGGACAAAGCTCTTACAAGATTAGTAATATGAAAATAATAGATAATTTATTAGAAGAGAAACAAGTATTAGAAATAGAACAAGAGTTAGTAAAAGATACTTTCCCATGGTTCTATCAGAATTGTGTGACTCATAAAGATATTGATAATTATTATTTTACACACATGTTTTATCGTGATGGAGAACAAAGTAGATATTTTAATTTAATTATACCAATATTAAAAAAAATAAAATTTAAAAAATTAATAAGGGTAAAAGGCAATCTGTACCCAAACATAAATAAAGTTTTAGATCATCCAAGACATGTAGATTTTAATTACACTACAAAGGGTGCTTTGTTTTATTTAAATACAAATAATGGTCCAACCACTGTTGGTAATAAAAAAATAGAATCAGTGCGTAATAGATTGTTGCTTTTTAACGCTTCACAAGAACATAATTCAACAACTTGTACTGATGCAAAGATAAGATTAAACATAAATATAAACTACCTATGATAAATATTGTTGATAACTGGCTAGAAAAAGATTTAAGTGATTTTGCAGAACACAGTTTTTTGCATGTCTACCCACATCACTTTGATCACACCCCCACTGATAAAGATGATAAGACGTTTTATAATTGTGAATTAAATGATAGTGACATGTTAGTAAAATTATTATTTTATAAAGCACAGAAAACAATTAATAAAAAATTAAATCTTGTAAGAACGCATTTTAATATTCAACACCCAGGCATGGATGGTGGTTGGCATGTAGATAATTCAGAGATAAGTTTTGTTTACATGGTGACTCAAACTTTAAATAAAAAAGAAGGGACTTTTCAAGCAAAGATAAATAATAAAATTAAAACAATTGACTTTGTAAAGAATAGATTATTATTTTTTGACTCTAGTATTTTACACAGAGGTAATGCACCTCTTCTTAATAAGAAGAGAAATATTAACGCTAGAATAACTTTTACTTTAAAAGCAAATTATGATTAAGGTTTTTGATAACATTATAGATAAATCAGAAACAAAATTTTTATCTGATACTTTTTTAAGTGACACAACACCATATTATTTAAACAAAGGTCAAACAGACGAAGATATTAGATTTCATTTTACACATGTTCTACAGGATAGAAATACACAACAAATAATGTCAAAGCACTATTATGATATTATAAAAATAATAGATAACATCTGTAAAAAAACAAAAACAAAATTAAATAAAACATTAAGAGCCTGTGTAAACTTAACGTTTCCATACACACCCTCACAAGGTGCAATTCATTTAGATCACCCTTTTGACCACAAGCAATTTATTATCTATCTAACAAACGGGGGAGCTACACTTTTTTTTAATAAAAAAGATAAATTAATAAAAAAAATAGACTCTAAAAAATTTAGAGTATTGTTATTTGATAAACAAAGACACGCAGTGTTGCACTCTAAAAAAGGAGTTAGAGTCATAATAGTTGTAACGTTTGTATGATTAATAAAATAAAAAACATATTGCCTCCAGAGATTAACAAACACATTATTACTAAACTTTGTAATCAACCTAATTGGTGTTTTCCGCATGATGCACAAGATCAAACTAGAGAGGAATTTTTTAATAACTTTGTTACTAACAATGTATCTAACTCTGGGTTTTCTTTGGTTACATACGATCAACTTAATAATATTAAAATAGATACTAATTTAAATCTTTATGCAGAGATAATATTTTATAAAATAAAACAAGAATTAAAATTAAATCTACATTCTATTTCTAGAATCTATTGGAATTATTATGACACTACATCCATTGCAAATTATCATGTTGATAGAAAAGAACCCGGATATAAATCTATTATCTATAATATACACACAAACGATGGAGGCACTTATATAGAAAATAGATTTTTTAAATCAAATGAAGGTGAGGCTATTGTTTTTGATAGTGATGTAAAACACAAAGGAGTAGCACCATCTGATTATAAACACAGATTTAACTTGAACATTATCTGTTCTTGTGCTAATTAAAAGTTATGGATTACGAAGCCTTAGAAAGTATAGACAGATTTAAACATAAAAATCAATTAATAAATGAATTGACGGAATTAAGAAAACAACACGAGTCACTTAAAATAGTTCTAAAAGGAGAGAAAGAAATGAACTTACATTATAAAGATGTTGTTGAAGTTAAAGATAGAGCTATTGATAAAATGTCACAATTAAATAATGAGTTTCTAATAGAAGTAGGAAAACTAAGAGCTATTATTAAAAAGATATCAAGTGAGTAGCCCTTCTTTTATAGAAATTTATAGTGTAGATAAAAAACTCTGTGATGATTTAATTCAATTTCATAAAGAAAGTAAATTGTATAAATCAAAGGGACATGTTGGATCAGGGGAAAAAACCGTATATGATTATTCTAAAAAAGAATCTACAGATGTTACATTTCATAATGATACTAATCACGAAACTATTCATGAATTTTTTAAACAATTAAGTATTCATGCTCAAACATATGTAAATAAATTTTCTATTACAAACGATATAAAAACATCAAATACAAACCTTATCTCTATGTTTCCACCATTAGGTGGTTTTAAATATGCCCATTATGAAAGAGGAAGTATCGCAACTTCACGAAGACAATTAGTATACATGCTGTATTTAAATACGGTAACAGATGGAGGTGGCACAGAGTTTATTCATCAAAAGATAATAACAAATGCAGAAAAAGGAAAATTAGTAATATGGCCTGCAGATTTTACTCATCTTCACAGGGGTATTGTATCTCCCACAGAAATAAAGTATATAGCTACAGGATGGCTTGAGATAAAATTATAAGCCTATACTTAAAATAAAACTTAATATATAGTGAGATACTATGCTACAAAAAATAGGATTTCAACCAGGTATTAATAAACAAATCACAGAAACCGGAGCAGAGGGACAATGGACTGATTGTGATAATGTCAGATTTAGATATGGCATACCTGAAAAAATAGGTGGCTGGAACCAGCTAGGCGCTCTTAATTCTAACGAATTAACAGGCGCTGGTAGAGGCCTACATCATTTTGTAAATACAGCAGGTAGAAGGTATGCTATTATCGGCACTAACAGAATACTGTATGCTTTCTCTGGTAACGTATTTTATGATATACACCCTATCAAAACAACAACAACGCTTACTAGTGCATTCAGCACGACCAATGGATCACCAACAGTAACGATAACTTTTTCAACATCTCATGGTATATCTCCTAACGACATAATTTTATTAGACAACTTTACATCAATAACAGGGTCTAATTTTGGAGCTTCAGATTTTAATGATAAAAAATTTATGGTCACATCGATCCCTAGTGCTACGACTTTGACCATCACAATGCCTTCTAACGAATCAGGGTCTGGAGCAACTACATCTGGTGGCATAAGAGTGCAACATTATTATCCTGTGGGCACAGCTGTTCAGGAAAAAGGTTTTGGTTGGGGCTTAGGTACGTATGGTGGTGAGGATACTGGAGCAGTAACTACTACTTTAAATGGAGCCATAGACGCAAGCACAACAACTATAGTTTTAACAAGTGCCACACAGTTTCCAAACACTGGAACTAGCTTTGTATTAATTGGAACAGAGATGATTCAATACACAGGCGTAAGTGGCAACACCTTAACTGGTGTAACACGAGGTGCACGAGGAACCACAGCTGCATCTCATAGCGACGGGGCCACTGTCACTAATGGTACAGACTATGCTGCATGGAATGAACAAACAGCAGAAGGTTTGGCTTTAGATCCGGGTATGTGGTCACTTGATAATTTTGGTGATAAAGCCATTTGTTTAATTCACGACGGTCCTGTTTTTTCTTGGGATTCTAATTTAGGTAACGCTACAGAAACTAGAGCAAGTATCATAACAGGTGCACCAACAGCATCAAGACACATGGTAGTATCAACACCTGATAGACACTTAGTATTCTTTGGAACAGAAACAACTATCGGAGATACAGCAACACAAGATGATATGTTCATTAGATTTTCTGATCAAGAGGATATAAATACATACACACCTACAGCAACCAATACAGCTGGTACACAGAGACTGGCCGACGGATCACAGATCAGAGGTGCTATTAGGGGTAGAGATGCAATTCTTGTTTGGACTGACACAGCTTTATTTACACAACGTTTTGTAGGTCAACCTTTTACCTTTGCCTTTTCACAGGTTGGAACACACTGCGGACTTGTTGGACAGAATGCATGCGTAGAAGTTGATGGTGCTGCGTATTGGATGTCAGAAAATGGTTTTTTTAGATACGGTGGTAAACTAGAATCACTACCTTGTTTAGTAGAAGACCACGTTTACAATGATATAAATCTAGCATCTGGTAATCAGATGGTATCTGCGGGGTTAAATAATCTTTTTGGTGAAGTTATATGGTTTTACCCATCTGGCACATCAGATGTTGTTAACAAACAAGTCACTTATAATTATTTTGATTCATCACCACAAAGACCTGTGTGGACTGTAGGCACACTTGCTAGAACTATGTGGAGAGACTCTGCTGTTTTTGGAACACCACACGCATTAGAATACACTGCAGGTAATGATTCATCTTTTGATGTTGTGGGCAACACAGAGGGTAGAACTGCATATTACGAACATGAGATAGGAACTGATCAAAATAAAAACGGTACTATAACAGCGGTATTGGCAAACATATCGTCAGGAGATTTTGATATTAGTCAAAGAAGAAGTGCATTGGGTCAAACTACAGGTGCAGCTGATCTTAGAGGAGATGGCGAGTTTATAATGAAGATAAGAAGATTCATACCAGATTTTATATCACAAACAGGAACTACAAGAGTTACATTACAATTAAAAAATTTTCCAAATAGCACACAGGCTAGTTCACCTCTTGGGCCATTTGATATTACTTCATCTACAACTAAAGTAGATACAAGAGCTAGAGCCAGAGCAATCTCATTAAAAATAGAAAACACAGCTGTTGATCAAAGTTGGAAGTTAGGGACTTTTAGATTAGACATACAACCAGATGGACGTAGATAATGGCAAAGATTACACAGATTATAACCAGACCAACACAAGAGTATGACTATACTGTAGCAGAGGCTCAGGCTAGAGATTTAGATGGTATTATAGTAAAATTAAATACTACATATCAACAAGAATTAAAAGATGAGGTAGAAGCTCAAAACTTCTTTTTAAATTAATGGCAAATAGTTTTAAAAATAAAAAAGTAGATTTAACTACAACAGATCTTACAACGTTGTATACGGTGCCATCTGCAACAACAACTGTTGTAAAATCATTGTTAGTGACCGAGGATGCTGGATCAGGGACCACGATAACCGTAACATTAGTAAATTCTAGTGGTGCTATATTTAATTTATTTAAAGATAAAGCCATAGGATCAAAGGAATCAACAGAACTTTTAACTCACCCTCTTGTAATGGAAGAGAGTGAGGCACTTAAAGTACAAGCTGCTCAAGCAAATGAATTATTTGTTATAGCATCTATATTAGAAATACAACCAAGAGAGGTGACATCATAATGAAAGAACTAAAACCAGAAAAGATAATAGAGATAATAAAAAACAAGAAAACAGGCGAACAATATTTAA